TCATATCTTCCCAGTCGTCTGGGGAGATAACTCCTTTAAGTATAAGTTGCGTCTTGAGAACGTCGTGAAAAAATTCTCCAAATCTTTTACGTAGTCTCCCAATGAACTTGGCGAACTTAAGTTCGTCACGGAGGACTTCAGTGGTTTTACCGAGGTTGAATCCTTTGTTGTCGTCTGTGAGACGGGAAGGAGGAAGATTGAGGCAATTATAAAGCTTCTTCTTAAAGTACTCAACATCCTTGAGCTCTCCCAGGTTTTGTCCACCTGGTAATGTGGTGATCTCAGTTCCACGACCACCCTCTCTACGAGGTAACCAAAAATCCTCTAGCATACTCATATGCTTTTTATCATCACGCATCTCACCTGTAGCAGAATCATATACAAGCTTGTTACGATAACGTGCCATTACGTCACGCAAGTATTGTTCTGCTTTTACCTTTGGAAGATTACCTACATCAATGTAGAATATTCTTCTTTCTGGAGCACGAGATAGTCTGTATATAACAAGACTATCCTCAATCATTCTGAGTTGATTGAGTGACTTAATTGCTTTATGTAAGAATCCCAGAGTCATTCTCTTATTGAGATCCTGTAAACCAGATGGTGTAAATGTAATTGCATCAACTGCAATCTTAACACCTTGAGATAATGACATATCTCCTACTGGCCCTAAAATACCACCCTTATAAAATCCCTTTGGATTATAAAGATAGTAATCTACAAATGTTCCATATTCATACTCTAATGCTGTCCCTTTAATGGCTTGACGAGCTAGAGCATCTTTTGGAGTATTATCAATTTTTTGTCTGACCTTCTTGATCTTCATAGGATCAATATAACGAAGTTCAGTAATTCCTTTCTTAGGAGCATCTAAATCAATTACTTTATGGTAGTATAATCTACCATCAATATACCAAGAACGAATAATCTCATGAGCACGATTATCAAAATTGATCATCCTCTTAAGATAATCAAACTCATTTCTAATCTTGTTCTTTACACCTGCACCTGTTTTTAGGTTATCTAGATTAATATCTACGCAACTATCGTTATTATCACTTACAACAAATTCATTAACTACTTCGTCTACAGCACTATCCACTTCTGGATGTAATGCCATATCTCTATAACGACGAATTAACTCGAACTCATTACGAGCCGAGTTATCAGTATCTACATACGTGCCGTAATAACCACCTGCTGCAACTGCAATAGGCTCATCAGCAGCAGGAGGGACAGGAGATTGACCCCTCTTTCCCTCCTTCTTATTAATCTGAAAGCCAAATAGTTGACTCATAATTATTTCCCATATTCAATTCCAATAGTATTTATTATACTACAGGAAGTGCAGAAACGCCAGCTCTAGCACCACTACCTGCCTCAGCAGTAAAGTAGGAATACTGGAATTCAACTGTGAACTCTTCAATCTGATCATTGCTATCGTAAGCAACATCAATTTGAGAGACGTTAGTTGGGAAAGAATACTTCAAGTTATATGTTCTTAATACAGAACCTTCATCACTAGAATCCTTCTCAAGTTGCTTAACTCCAAGATCAGCAGTATAACCTGATGAAGCATTAGGAGTAAAGAGTGGAGAAGTATTACCTTCGTGAGTGTTGATGCTATTAGCCCACTGCTCGAAGAATGTACGAAGTTTGAAATCCTTATCGTTAAAGAATGTTGCACTCCATGTGTCGAATGTTCTGTCTCCAGCAATCTTGACCGTTCTTCCTCTGAAAGGAACTTCGATCACACCCAAGTTAGAACCAGGGAGAGCTGCTGATTTGCAAAGTAGGTTGGTGAGTTGTTGATCCTCACCTTCCTTTGCTAGAGCAGCTGGGAATTGCATGTCGATCAGATACATATTGGGCTTAACGCCCTGTCCTATAGTCTGTAGGAACTCTGATACGTTTGACCTTGCCATTAGTTTACCTCTTTATGTTATGTGCTCTATGAATAATTATCGACCAACAACTTCAGCGAATGATACGCCAGTTCTAGTTGCGGTGACAGTAACAGTTACAAAGTTGATAGAACGAGTTGGCTTAAGGAATAATTCCGCAACAAACTCATTACGATCAATGACTTCAGGAGTGTTGTTTGTTTCATCACAAACTACTAAGAAGTCAGTTAGACCTCTACGTGCCTGTACCTCAGCGAGGTAAGAACCAATAGAAGCAGAGAAGTTACTACGTGTAGTAGTATCATTCTGTTCAAATAGTACTCCTTCAGCAAGTCCTCTTGCTCTCTTCTCAATATTAAGGAACAGACGACGAACGTTGATCCTATCAAATGCGGAAGGAGAAGCAAGACCTGTCTTGTCTCCAAACAGAACAGGGCCAGTACCAGGAAGTGATACTATTGGGTTGATTCTATTTGTATAAAGTTCATCACGCTGTGCCTTGTTAGGATTAAAAGCAAGTTTAACAACATTCTGAACTGCTCCGCGATTCAATCCAGCAGGAGAGAACCAATCATCAAGAATTGCAGAAGTAGAAACACAAAGACCTGCAACATCACCGTTACAACCGATATAGCGATACTTATCATTAAAACGATCATATGTATACTTGATACCACTATCGAGTATAACGTATGAACTAGATCCAATTGAACTAAAGTAGTTAACTGTATTAGTTAATTGATCAGCAGGAGATAGAGCAGCACCACCAGATGTAGCAACTTGGTTGCCATTGAAAGGTGATATAAATGCTACACAATCCTTTCTGCTATTAGCAACAGCAGCAACTGATCCAGCCTTGGCCTTAGTATCAGTTTCATTACCCATTGATCCACCCATCAATACAAAGTCAACTGTTGTTTGCTCTGTATCAAGGAACTCATCATAGGCACTTGCAACTTCACCAGAAGTGTATGCATAATCATCTGTACCACCACTAAGTGATCCACCAGCAGTTGCAAGAATTGCTGCGAACTTCTTAGGTGATCCAGATGTTGCACCGTATGAAGCAACAGCACTACCAGGATTTTCTCCTAGTGTTGTTTGTTGGTTTGCAGCAAGTGCAGAACCATAGATGTAAGAAGATGTTTCATTAACAGCATCCTTCCAATATGAGGAAGCACCTTCAGGTGTCTTACCATCTGATATCTTAGAAACGTATGTTATACGCTCAACTATTGTATTTGTACTCTCGTCAACAACTGCTATATGAACTTCATCGTTAGAAAGATAACGTTCAGATGCAAATGCAGATGTTCCAGGACGAGGAGCGATTGCCTTATATGTTAAACCTGTTGATCCAATTGGTTGTGTGTTCCAATCAGAAGCACTGAAGTCAGAGAAAACAAATGAGTTACCATCAGCAGCAGGGTTAGCACCCTCGATAATAGTAACATTGTTAGCATCAATCACTGAATATACTTCGTGATCTGTAACTCCATCATTCAGTGTATCTCCAACACTAAGTCCGTGACCATTCTTGGCAGCCTTTTTAGTAGGGCCATGATCAACAACTACTACACGTAGATTGTTTCCATCAGCACCTGCATCTCTAGCCGCGAACTGTTCACTAGAACCTACACCAGCATCCCATGCTTCTTTTGAACCAATAAGAACTGCTGTTCCATCCAGCGTTGCATTGAGAACTCCTGTTGTAGCACGTACTACTGCTAGTTGTCCACCGTAACGCAAAAATTCGGATGCGACCAACCAGTCAGCAGCATTAGCCTCAGCTGGTGTTCCGAA